GGGTACCTCTCGGCCACACTGCCCACACTGCCCTCTTTGGGGGCAAGATGAACATCTTTGTGCTGGACGAGGATCCAAGGCGTGCTGCGCAGCAGATGTGCGACAAGCATGTGGTCAAGATGCCGCTTGAGAGTGCGCAGATGCTCAGTACGGCGGTCAATGTGCTGCATGGCAGAAAAGTCGCCCCATACAAGTCTGCGTACTTGAATCACCCATGCACCGTTTGGGCTCGCGAGACCCTCGGCAACTTCCTTTGGCTTTACGAGCACGGCATGGAGCTTTGCAGGGAGTACTCCCACAGGTACGGCAGGCAGCACAAGTCTCAGGCTGTCATCGAGAAGTGCCTGTTGCTTGCTGTCTCAGAAAATATCCCAGAAGACCACTTTAGCTTGATGCTGGACAGGCAGTTGACGCCGCATCCTCTCTGTATGCCGGAACAGTACAAAGTGGAAAGCGTAGTTGAATCTTACAGGGCTTACTACATTGGCGAGAAGATGCGGTTTGCGGAGTGGAAGCGCAACCGACCGGTGTGGTGGCCAGCCCAGCAGGAATAATGGCAAGCTGTTATATTGTTGGCGCTTGCTAAAGCAAAACCCAAGCCAAGGAGTTAGCATGGGAAAGCAGGTAGAAGCAAACGGGGAGCAGGAAGGTAGGCGGTTGGTGGTGGTTCTCACCTCCAAAGGCTGGTACGACCCACGAAAGTACGATGTTCAGCATGAGCAGAACAGAAGTATGCCCGAGAACTGGGTGCAGTGGATCACCAACAGCAAGGGTCAGGTTGCGATCTTCTGCCAAGATGTTCTGGACAAGCGCCTTACGGGAGAAGCGTACACGGACGATAAGTCCAAGTGGCTTGCCATCCCGTTCTTCGATGAGCCGGAAGATGCTGTGGACTACTTGTGGGCAAACCGCAGGCGGGACAACTTGTTCCTGGTCCAGATTCCGGCAGAGAAGGCGTACCAGATCATCACTGAGAAGCCCGTAGTGGCTACGGAGATTGAGAACCCAATCGGGCAATCGGAACAAGAGCCGGCACAAGAGCCAGTGGAAGAGCCGGCACAAGAGGCAGCAGTGGAAGCTGCGCCGGAGGCAGCAGATGCGGTTCAGTGATGGGATGACCTTCGACACAGAAGGCAAGCTGCGGGTGACCCGTAGGAGAGATGGGTACTATGTCGTCGGAAATGGCATGTTGATCCCAGTCGACAGCCGCGAAGAGGGCATAGAGTTCATCAGGCGGTTGGAAAAAAGGCAAGAGAAGTAGCTGTGTGTGCGCAGGCGGGGGATTCACCTCCGCTTGCGCACTGATGCGCAACACCGTAAGATCATTTGGAGGTAATGATGGCAGGTAGTGAATGGCCCAAAGGCTTCTTTCTTGTGCAGCAAAATGAGTCTTCTACGCCAGAGGTTGTTGGTTCGCTCGACTTGGGCTCAGATGTCCTCATGCTGCTTTCTGAAAGGGGCTGTGCTGTGCATACGCCGGACACCTTCGAGCAAGCATGCGAGAGGATCGCGGCTGGTCATCAAGATGTCCCAGAGCACTTCGTTTACGCGATGCTGTTTGAGGACATTATCCAAAGACCGAAGCTCATGGAGCTTGTTCACGCCATCGTCAGCGTGGTCGGCGTTTACGATGACCCGGAGCAGCAGCTTGAGAAAGTCAAGCAGGCAAGGGCAATCCTCAGTGCTTGCGGCTTCTACAACAAGAACAAGCAGGAGAACTGAGATGCCAAGGTTCCACGGAGAGACTTTCGACTACGAGATCGACCAAGACAGGCTCAAGAACAACATGCAGCGCGTGTTCTTTCTCATGCTTGATGGTCAGTGGCACTTTCCAGCAGAGATTCAGAGCGTGGGTGGTGCGAAAGGGCTCACCCGTGTGCGGGCCATGCGGGAGACGCAGTTCGGCAGCCTGCGTATCGAGAAGGAAAGGGTTTCTGGTGGGCTTTGGAGGTACCGCTTGGACCTTGAAACTGTGAGCGAGGACATTGTTCGCCGCTACAGGGAGTGGGACTTCTCAAAGAAGCAGGAAAGCCACGCTGCAAAAGAGAGAAGGAGGATGCGCAAAATGATCGACAGGCTTTCTGACGAGCAGGTTTTGCTCCTGAGCAGGTATGCCAGATTTGAGCGGTGGCACGCAGTCGGCAGATCGCTGTACCAGTGGGGGGCCCGCCATGGCGGACAGTAAAGAACACCCCTCAGACAGCCGTGAGGGGGCCCACAAGCCGCTCCACAGCAGCGCCCCACACGCACCCTTTGAGCAGCGGCAGAACGAGTCTGATGTGGCTTACGCCTGTTTTCTGTTGTGGTGCATGCAGACACCGGACGGAAGAAGCAACAGGCTACTCGCAAGAAGTGTGGATACAGCAGAGTCGAACATTCGGCACTGGAAGAGGAAGTTTGCGTGGGACATGCGGGCCGCAAGGGTCAACGACCCAGAGTACGAAGCGCTGCGCAGGTATCGCTCCATTATGGAGAAGCATGTTGGTGCGGACAACGCCAAGATGATGCGTGCCGCCCTTGATCTTGTCCTCAATCAAGCGGGCTATGCCAAGCTACGAGACAGTGTCCAGAAGCAGCGTGTCGGTGTCTCAAGTGAGGAAGAAAAGAAGTCTGTTGGGCCAATGACTGCCGTTGAAACAGACCAGTTGGACCCGGCAAGATACCTGCGCGATCTTGGGTACAAGATCAGGAACAAGCACCTGAGAGAAACAGATGTCAGCAAGCAGGTGATGCTGATCGACGCTGTGCTTGGCCTGATCGCAAGAAGGGTTCAGGATGGCAGCTTGCAGGTCAAGGTTGGCGATATTCCGAACCTGATCAAAGCAAGGGCGCTTCTGACTGGACTGCCTACAGAGCATGTGGCTGTGCAGCAGCATATTGAACACAATGTCCATGTGACCGAGACGCCAAGGGTCGCTGCGGCCAAGAAGTCAGGCGGGGAAAGAGAAGTGCTGCTTGCACTCAAGGAAGAAGTCAAAGAGCTCAACACTGTTCTTGGGGCGATCCCTTCACCGCTGATCGATGTGGAGCCAGCATGAGCATTTTTGGAAGCCGGATTCAGTACGGGGAACAGGGGCCGCAAGAGGACAGGGTGATCGGTGAGAACATCATCGGTGGGCCGTTGAGCGGAAAAGATGTTCGCATGTACTTGGATGCAAAGACCTTGGGCTTCCTGCTGGAAGTTGCGCAGCAGAGCCTTAGCAGCAGGGCAGTGCTTCACGGTGTGGGCTTGAAGGTGACCGCCAGAAGAGGAAGCGATGGCAACCAGTACGAGGTCTGGTCGATCGTAAGCCTTGCTCCAAAGGCTGAAAGGTCTGCTGTGCTTGAAGGTCTGACGGGCAGGAAATGAAAAATCCAACCAAGAAGGTGTATGACGCCATTGAGGAGCAGTACCCGCTTCTTGGCATCGCGTTGAACCACCACAGGACGACCCGTGGCCAGCCGCTCTCCTTTGCGGACAAGCCGTACCTGATTGAGCTTTACTGCGATGCGCCAAAAATAGATGGCTTCGATGCGATGAAGGCGGTGCAGATCGGTTGGAGTGAGCTGTTGATCCAGCTTTGCTTGGAGCGGGCAAGGATTGGCCGCATCGCCGCCTACATTCTTCCGACATACCAGCTACGAGATCGCTTTGTTCAGCGGAGAATCCAGCCACCACTGGAGCAGGTTGCCTACTACCGGCAGTTTCTGGATGAAGGAAACCGTGGCAGCTTGAGAATCAAGCGTTTCGGTAAAGGCAGCTTGCTTTTTCTCGGCAGCAACACCGTCAACGACTTCATCGAGTTCTCAGCAGATGTCATGGTGGTCGACGAGTTTGACCGCTGCGTAGAGCAGAATCTTGCGCTGGCTCGGGACCGTCTCCGTGCCAGCCCGAATCCGCAGCTTTTCCGTATCGGAAACCCGACGCAGGCGAAGCGTGGCGTGGCTGCTCTCTATGACAATAGCGATGGCCGCAGGTGGTTTCATAAGTGCGGCAGATGCGGGGAAAAGCAGCCTCTCGAATGGCAGGTCAACTTTGTAACCAGAGATGTGAATGGTCGCTGGATGCTTAGGGACCGTAAAGGCGCATCATCAGGTCATATTCGGCCAGTGTGCCGTTCCTGCGGTAAGCCTTTTGAGAGGGTGGCCGAGGGTGGTCAATGGGTAGCAGAAAGGCCATCAAAGAACAGGCGTGGGTACAACCCGACGCGCCTTGATGTTCTTTCGCAGGACATCAGGGGTTTGTGGCTGGAGTGGCTGGAGGCCCAGAACGACACCTACAAGATCCAGGCTTTTTACGCGAGTGTCCTTGGCAGGCCATACGAGGCAGAGGGCTCTGCGGTAACGGCGAAAATGCTTGCAGATGCTTCTACTGGTAGCCCCATGGACTACGGTGGATCAGCAGAGTTGAAAGATCAGACCGTTGTTGCAGGGATCGATGTTGGTTCTGAGGAACTACACATGACGATCTCTACCGTGCAGGAGAATCAAGACGAGTCCATGGTCCGCACCCTCGTTTGGACTGGCACGCTGCGCACATTTGATGAAGTGTACGACGCCCTTGTCCGGTACAGGGTGAACTCAGCCGTGTGCGACTCGCGACCAGAGATGAGAAAAGCGCAGGAGCTTCGAGACAAGTGCGCGAATGTCGGCAATGTGGACCTGTGGCTTTGCCAGTTTCACCCGACAGGAAAAGTTGGCTCTGAGGCTTACGGTATGCGCAAGAACTATGTGACCAAGATGGTTACGGTTGATCGAACGCAGCTACTGGACGCGACAATGGATGATTTGCGTTCAGACCCAAGGCGCAGAATCTTCTGCGAGGATGTGTGGAGTGTTGCCGGCTGGGCAGATCAGATGCAGGCACCGAAAAGAGTGCCGAATCAGACTGGTGACCGTGTGCTTTGGGATTCTGGAAACGCAGCAGATCACTACAGGTTTGCGGACGCATACGAGAGAGTCGCAACAGACTTGATCAGCAGTGGTGGCAGGTACATTTCTATGGAGGTCAGACCAAATGGGTGAGAGACGGCTATCTCTATACTCTTCTGTTATTTCAAGTGCAGAGGAAGACCCTGTCCTTGTTGGCCTGCTCTCAAGAGCGACTGACCAAGAGGTCAAGGCTGTTTCACACGCGCTTCGATCTGCGTACCTTGCTGGACAGGACGAATCAGATCAGCGCACAGGGAAGTTGATGGCTCGCATCTTTGGTGGGTTTGTGGGCGTGACGCCGGGGATTGATGTCGATGGTGTGGAAGAGCAATCGCCAAGGAAGCGGCTTCTCGGTATAGTGCGGCTGCTGTCTTCTGCCGCTTCGCGAAAGAAGTAGTAGGGAAAGAGTTTTCCTTGAAGTGTTAGAACAAGCGAAGCTGGAGAAAACGATGCCCACAGAACCCAAGATCAGACTGGTTCAGCCCGGTGTTGTGCGCGTTGGCAAGCCTGAGATCCGGGCCGGAAACTGGCTTGGCCAAAGACCTGCACCCCGCTCGTCACAAGCGATGGACCTGCGAGATCGTAAGGGTTGGTCGCATGCGGCTTACACTTCAAGCCTCTACAACACACCGAACAGCCACTACTCGTTCTATTCTCAGTACCGCTCGCTGATGCCAGAGCAGTATTGGCAGCTATACAAGTCCACTCCAGATGTTCGAGCCTGTGTGGATTCCATCGCCCGCAGAATCTCTACTTGGGACTGGTTCATCCGTGTAAACGAGGACCCAAGAAACCCAGAAGAGTACCAGCGCCTCACAGATGTGGCTGCGCGTATTCGGGACTTTCTCAAGACTCCGAGCACAGATGGTACGACTTGGCAGGAGATGATGGTTGCGGTCGTCACGGACCTGCTTGTCTACGACGCAGGCGCAATCGAACTTGTCAGTGATGCAGATGGAAGACTTGTCGAGCTACAATCATGGCTTGGCTCTGAATGGTTCCCTGTCACAGATGAACACGGGCATCTTCTTCGGTACGAACAGCAGACAGAAGACACCCCTGAGAACCCAATCGCCCTTCCGCCGCAGAGCCTTGCGTACTTCAAGCTCTACAACAACAACCGATCTGTCCTTGGGCTGCCTGTTCTTGAGACTGTCATCAACGAGTGCCTGACATGCGTGCTTTCCAGCGAACACGCAATGCTCGCCCTTGATGCGGACGAGATCCCTCCGGGGCTGCTTGTGCTGGGTGGTGTCGCTGGGCAGGCGGCAGAGCGAGCCAGAGCGGACCTGATGTCCATGAAGGGCAAGGACCACCGCATCCGTGTGGTCACAAGCCCGCAGCCAAATGGCATTGACGCAAAGTGGCTGGAGCTTCGACACACCCCAAAAGACTTGGAGATGCAGCAGGTCGTAGAGACCATGCGAAGAGCGATCTGGCGCACCTTTGGCGTGATGCCGATTGAGCTTGGCGAGTCCCAAGGGGTTCCGAGGGCCACGGCTGAGATTCAGATGGATGTCGCAAGCAGCCACCTGATTTCTCCTATCCTTGAGCTATTGCAGGCAAGAATCAACACGCAGGTTCTCCCGAGGCTCTTGGACGAGGCAGACGAAGGGCGCGTCTCGTTCAACTTCGACCGAGCCGCCCCGCTTACAGCAGGTGAGAAGCTGGAGGCAGCAAAGCGCTCTGAGATCCTACTGGAGCATGGCGTAATCACAGTCAACGAGGTCCGCGCGGAGATGGGGATGATGCCTGTTGAGGGTGGTGATGTGCCGACTGTTGTGACAGCTCTCGGCCCACTTCCTCTTGCAAAGGTGATGACTGGCATGTCGCCAGCGGAGACTCTTCCCGCCGCGCAGCAGTACGGGGGAGAAGAGAAGGCAGGTGTGATTACGGCAAGCCAGATCGTACAGTCGTTCCTCCGCAGCAGGGATGGCGCGGGCCACACTTGCACCGCAGAGTGCAACCACGACAAAGAAGAACGGAAGTATGAAGATATCGACTTCAGTGTTCCAAAGGGTGTGGTGGAAGAACTTGAGAAGGGCCTGAGGTGGAACGAAGAGGGGCATGGCGGCGGCGGTCTGCGGCCAGAAACAGTCGCATGGGCGAGAAGAATGGCAAACGGGGCTGACATCAGCCCAGCCAAAGCCGTGAAGATGCGAGCTTGGCTTGCTCGTCACGAGGTAGACAAGGAGGGCAAAGGCTTCTATCCAGACCAAGAGGGGTTCCCGAGCCCTGGAAGAGTTGCGTGGGCCTTGTGGGGTGGTGACCCGGCTGTTCCTTGGTCAAACAAAATCGTGAATCAGATGCGTAGAGAGGACGAGGAAGAAGGCAGAAACCTCTCGGATCTCTCGGAGAAGGTGCAAAAGGCACTCAAGAAAAAGGCAGATGACTTCAACGAAGAGATGGAAGAAGGCGGCTTCGCTGAGTGGAAGAGGACAACAGCAAGAACGCTGGCGGCTGTCTTCAAGCGTGGAGTGGGTGCATACAACACGAATCCTGAGAGCGTGAGGCCGACGGTCAACTCTGCGGACCAGTGGGCTTACGCAAGGGTCAACTCCTTTCTCTACGCAGTGGAGAAGGAGAAGTTCAGGAGCGGCAAGCACGACACGGACCTGCTGCCAGAAGAGCACCCAATGAGCACAAAGGGGAAGTCTTGGCGGGAACGGGCACTTGATTCGCAGTGGTTGCCGAGCGCATGGGCCAAGCCGTCCAAGTTCAAGGATGTCAGGACTGTGGACCTGCGTGCGCTGGCGGGAGATGTGGAGGACTACACCAGAGGTGTTGCAGAGCTCTACATCAGTACCGCAGACGAGGTTCAGGCCATTGTTGCCTCTGCTATTGCTTCTGGCGGTGGCAAGATGTCTGTCCCTTCCTCCAACACTGCTACCAGAAGGATCAACGAAGCACTGGACGATCTGGTTGTCAGGTGGTCGACAATGACGCTTCCGTACTACATCAGCGTCTCAAAGAGTGCATACCAGTCATGCTCGGAGTGGATGGGCCAAGAGCCGGCAGGGGACCCGGCAAGAGTTGCGCTCTCCTACCACAATGAGGCAATGCTCTACTTGACCGACTCTATCGGCCTTGTTGGCACGCTGAGGAACAACATTCTGCAAATCGTAAGGGCTGCAACCCTCTCGCAGCGTTCACGGGCAGACGAAGTTGACCCGGATACAGACCCGATTGAGATTTTGCGGCTGCTGGATGATGAGTTCGCTGCACAGTCTCACCGCATCACCAACTGGTCTGGAAAGCTCGTTGGGCTCACATGGCTGGCTGTTGGTAGCTACCTGCTTTCCCGCACCATCCTCCAAGATGGTTCTGCAAATGTCTGGTACTACGAGTGGGTGGCGCAAGAGGGCAAGAACTGCACAACCTGTGTTTCGGAAGGTTCTCAGGGTATCAGGCGGTTGGATGAGATCAGCGTCTACCCGGCAGAGGACACGAAGTGTGGGGCGAACTGCCGGTGCGTCCTCAGCGTCTGGACGCAGCGTGAGATTGACAGTGGTGACTATGTCCTGCTTTCTCACTTGAACGAGTAGTGAATCTTCCTTTGTTGTAAACATTCGTGCTATCTGATAATCTTCCAGATGACGCCATCAGGTAGGCGCGGCCCAAACTCTTGAGAGTGAAAATGCGCGTTTCTGTACCTTCCGAAGGCGGCGACCATCAGCTTGAATGCTCCCTTGTGAAGCAGGGCGATGGCCGCAAAGTATGGTCTGCCCGCTGCCGAATCCCATGCGCTGGGTTCGGCTTCACTGGTGTGACTGTCGGTTCAAGTGAAAAGCCTGACGCACAGAGGGCGGAAGTAAACCCGGAAGAGGTCGGCAGGGGTGTTGTCTTCTTGGAGGGCTTTGCCAGCAGCAGCAGTGTGGATTGGCATGGCACAGAAATGAGCATGCGTGCGCTCTCCCATATGGAGCAGCAGTTCAAGAACGGCGTGCCGTATGTCCCATCCCACCGTGATGACGAATGGGATCAGGTGTTTGGCCGCACGGTTGACGCGCAGGTTGTTTCTGGACAAGTCCGAAAGAACGGCGACTTTGATGGGCCAAACGACGGCTTTTTGCTCCGTGTTCGCGTAGCACTCGACTCCAGTGACCCAACGACAAAGAAGCTGGTCAGAAGCCTCGACATGGGCAACACGGTTGGAATGTCGATCGGTGGCTGGTTTACAGAGATGGAAGTCATCACAAATGATGACGATGAAGTGGAGAGAATGATCATCCATGCGGTTGATCTGGACCACCTTGCCACGACCAGACGCCCGAGCAACCCGGATACTTGGATCACAGAGATGCACCGTTCTGTGCAGAGTCTGATCCAGAATAGCAGGGAGAAAACCGCAGGGGTTCGGGCCAGCTACAGCGGGGACTCCAACGGAGAACGCGCAGATCACACCGACTTCGAGCCGCACATGATGTACGACCCGAAGACTGGTGAAGAGAAGATGGTGGAGACCTACGAGGAGCACCTTCGGCTTGCGGACCTTGGCTGGACGCACCAAAAGCCAGAAGAGGAAGAGGAAGAGGAAGAGGAAGAGACGCAGGAAGTGCCGGCAGAGGGTGAGAAGAAGAAGCACTACTACAGCCGTTCTGCAACCGCCTTCGCCAACCTGCCTGTCGCCCCAGCAGAGATGCCTTTCAAGGGATCGAATGTCTCAGACAAGCAGATCAGGAACCACATCCTCACAATGTTTGAGACCAAAGAAGGTCCGGGGTGGGCAGAGCTGAGGAAGGCAAATCTCTGGTTCGACGAGGCAGACCCGGAGAATGTGGATTCATACCGGTTCCTGATTGCGCGGCCTTACGACCCGGATGACCCGGAAAATGCGCTGACGGAAACGGGCGACCTTCATGTTTTCAAGGATGCTGTCAGCGCCTCCATGGAGGAGCTTGAATCTGGCCCGAATCTTCCGGAAGAAGATGTTGTGGAGTGCATGGAGCACGCGCAGAAGTACATGGAGAAGTGGTCGGGCGAGGAAGAGGGCCTGGAAGAAGAAGAGATGAAGGGCGGCGGGTACTACAAGAAGAGGGCCATCAGCAAGTTTGAAGACTTTGACTTTGCAGAGCCGATGGATTCCTCTTGGAGCTTCGACCTCAAAGCGCAAGATGCTTTGTTGTACGAGGGTCGGGAAGAGGGCGACCCGGATTGGGAGCGGTATGGCCGTGCTCATGTCTATGTGGACAAGAGCAGAGCCGATACAAAAGCAGGGTACAAGCTCCCAATCGCAAAGCTCGAAAATGGAAAGATGCTTGTTTACTGGAAGGGCGTTGTTTCAGCGATGGGCGCTGTAAACGGTGCGAGAGGCGGCGTTGACATCAGCGACGCGGAAAAGAAACAGGCATACGAACACCTTGCCAAATACTACGAAAAGGCAGACAAGGAAGCCCCTGCGTTTTCCGGTCGTGCTATCGTAGATGAAACCGTTAGCCCTGTTCTTGACAAACAGGTGCAGACGAGCCAAAGTTCCCACAAAGAAGTAGACGCACATAGAGGCGCGACAGGGATTCTCACCAAAACCAGACCGGAGGGTCAACCAATGTCCGACCACACCACCAGCGAGGCTCCGCAGCCCGCTGAAACGGAGCAGGTCACGCTGGAAGCAATCGCTCGGAGCCTTCAGGCTCAGACCGAGCTTCTGAAGGCTGTGGTCGCTGCGAGTCAGCCCGCCGCCGAGCGTGCAGTCCCTGAACCTGTTGCCGCAGCACCCGACGAAAGCGAAGCTCTCAGAGGGCAGATTGCAGCACTCCAAGAACGCGTTGCCATCCTCGCTGCTGCACCGCAGCGCGTTGGTCGCGCAAAGCGCCTTGCCCCGCATCACCTCGATCGCACCACCGGCACCTTTGGGTCGCTGGTCCGCAGCATCGAGACTTCGATGGGCGACACCGCACTTCACGCAGTCTGCAAGCGCCAAGCAGAACGACGAGACGCTTCCAACAAGGATCTCCCCACCCGTGGTGAGTTGCTGGAAGACCTCCGCGCAGTCCTTGGTGCAGCCTTCGCAGATGGCGTCATTTCCGATCCCGACACCCGTGCAGGCTGGAGGTAATCATGTCGAACCCCGTGAGCCCTCAGTGGGCCAATCTCGATGATCGCCGCAAGGCCGCGTTTGAGCGTGCGATCAATGTCTCCGGTGCAGGCAGCGTTCTGGTCCAGAACTATGTCAACCGCATCATCCAGCAGCTTTCGATCCGCGAGTTCGGCGCTCTTGGTACGATGGATCGCCGCCCCGGTCAGGGCAAGCAAGCCGTCATCAACAGACGGACTTCCTCGACCATGACGGCTGCGAATGTGTGGGTGAGCGATACCGCAGGCCTGACGGAATCGACCGGTTCCTACGCGCAGGCGACCTTCGACTACCAGACGCTTGCCACCCGTGGAAAGCTGACCCGGAAGATGCGTGCCATTGGCCGCAGCTATGTGGACATTCTCGCAGAAGAGATGACCATGAAGCTGGATGACTTCAACGACTCGCTTGAGTCCGCGATGTTCATCGGCAACTCCGGCGCGATCTCCACCCAGATCGACGGTCTTCTCACTCAGATCACCGGCTTTGGTTCGAGCCAGTATGTCGCCAACACCACCGCTGTTGGTGGCGATTCGCTGACTCTCTCCAAGCTGGACGAAGCAATCGACGCAGTGAAGGGCTCCGCATCCCGTTCCGACCTTGCCATCTACGGCTCGTTCGCTGGCATCCGTGCCCTCAACGCTGCGCTTGCTTCCCGTCAGCGTTTCGACTCCATGGTCGAGATTGCTGCCGGCTTCCGCGTTCGCAGCTACGACGGGATTCCACTCATCGTCTCGACCGGCGTGCCGGACGATTCGCTTGGTGCCGCGACCACCGGTCAGATCCTCGACATCACCGGCGAAAGCAGCAACCCGACAACCAGCTTGGTCATCGTGAACAAGCGGTACAACTGGGTGGAAGAGCTGACCCCGACCACGATGATGCCGCTGGCTCGCGACGACAGCCAGTACGAACAGTTCGACCTCTTCTGGGATGGAGCGCTTGTCTGCTCCAACACCAAGGGTGCCTCGCTGCTCACGATGATCAAGACCTGATCGTCGTCGCAGTATGCGGCATGGCCCTCGGCTGATTTTCAGTCGGGGGCTTTCTGTTTTGATCCAGTCGTGATACAGTCTCCGAAAGGAGTGCTGATGTCAGGTATCCCGAGAAAGCCACCGGAAGAGGGCTGCTACCGTTTCGTCGTCACCAACCGGCAGATCCATGCGGAAGGCTCAGATGTCTATCCATTCGAGTTCATTTCGTATGGCGAAAGAAAAATGAGCCGTGTGATCTACATTCCATGGCTTGAGAAGAACCAACACTGCCTGTTCTTCAACACAAAGCCAGCGTTCGACAGAGCGTGCGCAGAAGGGTGGCAGGACATTACGCAGCAGTGGAAGCAACACCTCGAAGAAAACAAGGTGGGCCCGACCACCGAGAGCCAGCAGGCAATCATGCGGGCGTTGAGCACCGCATGGGAGAGCAAGTCTGATATTGTCGCCAGAAGCCAGATCGCTGACTCCGAATGGCGTACTGCAA